ACTTTTAGTTTTACCTTTTAAGATGAAAGAGAAAACTAAAGGTGGATTACATTTAGCTGAAACTACTTTAGAGAAACAACAAGTTGCTTCACAAGTAGGATTAGTTATGGCTATGGGTCCGCAATGTTATAAGGATAAAGAGAGATATCCTGAGGGTCCATGGTGCAAAGAAAAAGATTGGATTATGTTTGCAAGATATGCAGGTAGTCGAATCAAAATAGATGGCGGGGAGATGCGTCTGCTAAACGACGATGAAGTGTTAGCAACAATTGATAGTCCAGAGGACATCTTGCATGAGTTCTAAACATAGGAAGGAGTAAACTATGCCAGAAGAAAAGAAAACGGTTGATATTGATACATCAGGACCTGACGTTGATGTAAATTTACCGGAAGAAAAAAAAGAAGAGACTGGTGGTATCGCTGATATCCAAGTCGAAGAAACAGAAACAACGGAAAAAGAAACAGATAAAACATTTGAAAACGAACGAGAAACAAAGTTAGAAGAAGGTGGTGAGGTAGATAAGAAAGAGGGAAAAGAAGACGACAAGCTTGAAGAATATAGTAAAGGAGTTCAATCTCGAATTGCAAAACTTACTCGTAAGATGCGAGAAGCAGAGCGTAGAGAAAAAGCTGCTTTAGATTATGCAAAAGCTGTCGAAGCAAAAAGACAAACTACTGAAACAAAATTTTCAAAAGTTAATGAAGATTATGTTAAGCAGTTTGAAAATAGAGTCAAAGACGGTTTAGATTCTGCTCAAAAACAATTAGCACTAGCAATAGAGAACTCTGATGCTGCTGCTCAGATTGAAG